GACACAACTGGCGACCATCAACTATCTGGGGCAATATTAGTAACAGGTAGAACAATCACAGCCGCGTTTGATGGAATGGTTGAGGCATCTCTAACATTTCAAGGAACAGGCGCACTAACTGAAGGTACTGTTGCATAATGTCATTAGCAAAGACGATAAAAAGCCGTCTGGATGCGAAGCCAAGGCGCGTTATTGAAGTCCCTGAATGGGGTGAAGATGGCGCGCCATTGCTTTTATATGTTTCAGACATAACGGCTGGCGATATTCACAAGCTACAGCGCAAGCATAAAGATTTTTTAAATAATCAAACTATGGATGCGATGGTTGATTTAATTATTCAAAAAGCTGAATTGCAAGATGGGAACAAGGCGTTCACGCTAGAAGATAAACCTGTTTTAATGACTTTTAATTTATCTGAAATAGCAAGCGTGGCTGGCAATATGTTCGGCGATGTTGATAGTATTGAAGAAATTGAAAAAAACTAAAAAACGATTCGTTTAGAATGAATGTTCTGGCACTAGCGAATCGGTTGCATAAGACCCAGCCAGAAATTGAACAGCTTACTTTATCAGAACTGAATGAATGGTTCGCATATTTTAAGGTTATAGAAGATGGCAGACCAAAAACTTAATATTAGAATAGCCGCCATCGATAAAACGCAAAAGGCGTTTGCAACTGTTAAGCGTAGTTTATCAGCGGTTACTAAAGCCATGTTTAGCTTCAGGGCAAGCATTGTTGCGGCGGTTGGCATTGGCGGTTTAGGTCTGCTAGTCAAAAAATCATTAGATGGCATCGATAGAATCAGCAAGCTATCCCGAACGCTGGGCATAGCGACTAATGATTTGCGAAAATTAGAACTAGCGGCGGGGCTGTCAGGCGTAGAACTAGAAACATTGGCGCGAGGCGTTAGAACCTTAAACGCTGGAATGTTTGATTTTGTAGAAAAAGGAACTGGAACGGCTGTTGATGCATTTGGCGCGTTAGGTATAAGCGCAGAAGAATTAAGCGGCGTTATGGGCGACCAGTTTAAGGTCTTAGAACTTATTTCGGACAGATTGCTAGACGTAGAAAATAGCGCAACACGTTCTGCAATAGCGCAAGATTTGTTTGGCGGTAGGGCTTCTGAATTATTGCTGGTGCTAGAAGAAGGTTCTGAAGGCATTGCCAGAATATCAAAAGAGGCAGAACAGTTTGGTCTGACTTTATCAACACTTGGCGGCAGAAATGTCGAAGATGCGAATGACGCTATATTTAGATTGCAGATGGCGTTTAAGGGGTTGCGGGATACAACTGTAACAGCTTTATCGCCAGCAATAACAACGCTTGCGGATGCATTGCGCGGGAAACTACTTAAAGCCGCTGAAGATACCGAAGGCGGGATGGCTGGGCTAGGTCAGAATATTGCGCTTAAAATGATAGACGCGGCAGAAGCAATCACAAATGCCTTTATTAATACGTTTAATAGTGTCAGCCAGCTAGTCGCCAGAATTTCATCGCAGTTAATAAAGTTTCAGGATTTGTTTTCTTTTGAAGCACCATTAACAAGGCAATTATCGGCTAATTATAACCATTTATCATTGTCATTAAAAAACGCTGGCGGCAATTTCAAAGCATTAAGCGGCGAAATAAAAAATATGTCTGTTGATGAATTAAAATCATTACAGGCTTTAGCTGATGATTTAGGAAAAGATGAAACAGGTCTTGTAAAGCCATTCAATGTAATGAGTGAGGCAATAAACCGCGTCATAGCTAATTTAGAACAAATGAAAATGCGTTCTGAAGCTATTGCCCCGACTTTGATTCCTAGTGCAACAGGTTTCGATGCGTTGAGGGAAAGCGTTAAAGCAACCTCAGTCGAGGCAGAAAAGGTCGAAAAAGCTACAGAAGCCATAGCATTTAACGTCGTTAATATGGGACACGTTAAAGGCATGAAGGTTTTTGACGAAGGTTTGTTGCCAGATTTTGCGCTAGATGATTTGCCAGCGGTAAAGTTCGAGGTTAAAGAGGTCACAAAAGCAGTCGAAAAATTTGGTCTGACTATGCAAGACGTAGCGCAACGCGGCGTTAGGTCATTAGAAGATGCGATGGTTGATTTGATATCTGGCACAAGGTCGGCTAAAGACGCGTTCGCAGATATGGCGCGGTCTATTATTCGCGATATTATTAGAATGCAAGTTCAGCAGAACATTACTCAGCCATTAAACACAGCTATCAGCGGTTTCTTTAATCCTGTCGGCGGCGGTATGGGTGGCGGCGGAAAAGCCATCGGCGGGGCGGTTCAAGCTGGAAAGCCATATATGGTCGGTGAGCGCGGGGCAGAAATGTTCGTGCCAAATCAGTCAGGCGCGATAGTTCCGAATGATAGACTAGGCGGCGGCAATGGTGTTATAATCAATCAGACTATTAACGTTTCAACAGGCGTTCAGCAAACAGTACGCGCAGAAATAAGCCAGCTTATGCCGCAGATTTCTGAAGCTACAAAAGCGGCGGTTATGGATGCTAGACGGCGTGGTGGTTCATTTAGTGCGGCATTTGGGTGATACATTATGACAATTACATATCCGCTTACATTGCCAACACAAACAGGCATCTCATCTGTTGAATTAGAAGCGTTAAACGCAGTTGCAATCAGTCAATCGCCGTTTAGTTTTAAGCAACAGGTCGTGGCTTTTTCTGGGCAAAGATTTGGCGCAAATGTGACCTTGCCGCCGATGAAACGAGCAGACGCTGAAGTCTGGATATCTTTTTTAATATCGCTAAAAGGTCAAATCGGCACTTTCCTAATGGGCGACCCTAACTGCGCTACGCCGCAAGGTTCAGCATCCACTAACGCTGGGACGCCGCTTGTCAATGGCGGTAGTCAAACAGGCGCAACTCTATCAATAGATGGCTTACCAGCAAGCGCAACAGGCTATTTAAAAGCTGGTGATTATATCCAATTAGGTTCAGGGACAGGGACGCAGTTATACAAGATTTTGGCTGATGTTGATTCAACCGCTGGCGGTAATGCTACAATAGATATTTATCCAAATTTGCGGAGTTCACCAGCCGATGACGCGACTGTTATTGTAAGCAATGCCAAGGGATTATTTAGGCTTGCAAACCCGCAAACAAACTGGTCGATAAATAACGCATCTTTTTATGGCATAACATTTTCAGCAATCGAGGTTCTAACATGAGCCGCGATTTAATCTCAGGATTATCAGCACTAACGACAGCCGCAAAGATAGAACCATTTTTTGCGGTTCGTGTTTTTTTTGACACGCAAACGCTGAATTTCTGGTCTGGTCTGGGCGATATGAATCTAGACGGCGTGACCTATACTGGCACTGGCAAGATGCTACAAATATCCGACATAGGCGAGACAGCCGAAATAGCCGCAAAGGGCGCGGTTATAACATTGTCGGGTATTCCATCGGATTTATTATCACTGGCTATTTCAGAGCCGTTTCAGGGGCGTGAATGCCGCATATTTTTCGGGGCAAAAGATGTTAGCGTTGATTTGCTAGATGCTGAAAATACTGATGATATTACTACAGAGGGCGGGTTAAGAATACGACTAACGCAAGATGATGGGCTTGGTATGTCAGAAATATTTTCTGGATATATTGATACCATGAATATCGACGAGGGCGCAGAAACTAGCACTATTGCGCTGACTGTTGAAAGCAAGTTGATTGATTTGGAACGTCCCAGAATTTTTAGATATACAGACCAATCGCACAAAGCCAGATATCCAGCCGACAAGGGGTTTGAATTTGTTGAAGATTTGCAAGATAAAGTGTTTAGCTGGGGGCGTAAATGACTGATTGGATGTCAAAAACAGATGAATATATCTTTTCAGTCAAGCATCGACCGTTTGAGTGGGGCAAACATGATTGCTTGCGGTTTGCGGATAATATTGTCGAATGCAGAACTAGTAAAAAGATTTTTGAAGATTGGTATGGCAAACACACAACCGCATATGGCTGTTTTTACAATTACAAAAAGAAGCTAAAACAAACTGGCTTTAAAGATTTGGTTGATGCCATTGATAGCCGTTTAAAGCGCACCAATAGCAGTATTGCTAACAGATACAGTATTATAGGCAGAAGGTCAGAAGGCGGCGCGACAGGGCTTTATTTGGGCGTTTCGTTAGGCAAATGGTTTGCGTTTGTTGGCTATGATGGTTTGGAATTTGTAAAGCCGCAAAGCGATGATATAGAATGGCTGGTATCGTGAAAAAATTACTATCTGGAACATTTTTAGCATCGATGGGCATCTTAACGGCGAGTGCGGTGCAAGCTGACCCCATCACTATCGGGGCGGCAGTTAGTGCGGCGTCTGCTACTTATGGCGCGGCGGCGGCGGCTGGTAGTTTTGCGGCTATCGCTGGCGGGGCGTTTACGTTTTTTGCAAAGTCTTTTCTGGTTTCTGCGACACTAGGTTTAGCTTTAAACGCGTTGACGCCAAAGCCAAAAAGCCAAGGCATTGCTGGGGCTGGTATATCTGGCTATCAGGTCAGCGGTATATCATCGGCGGCAGACCAAGCGGTAATTTATGGTCAAACAAGAATAGGCGGCGTTATAGTCTATAAAGAAACAACAGATAATAATAAATATCTGCATTCGGTTATTGCGTTTGCTGGGCATGAAGTCGAAGAAATTTCAACGATATATTTGAACGATGAAGCATTGACGCTGGATGGTTCTGGGAATGCAACCGCCCCAGCTAAATATGTTGGCTATGTTCGCGTTATTAAGCATCTGGGCGAATCTGACCAAGTAGCAGACGCAACTTTGATTTCCGAATCTAATGGTAAATGGACGGCAGACCATAGACTGCGCGGAATAGCTTATATTTATTTGCGATTGCAATTTAACGGCGATGCGTTTCCAAATGGTGAGCCGCAAGTAACCGCGCTGGTCAAGGGAAAAAAAATATTTAATCCAAACACATCGACAACAGCTTGGTCAGCTAATGCCGCTTTATGCTTGCGCGATTATCTGGTCAGTAATTATGGCTTAAATGTGGCAAGCGGGGATATAGACGATACAAGTTTTGGGACAGCCATAAACGTCTGCGATGAAAGTGTAACGCTGGCGGTTGGCGGTACGCAGTCGAGATATACTTGCAACGGCAGTTTTTCGCTAGGGCAACAGCCAAAAGATATTATCGATGGTTTATTGCGTTCAATGGGCGGTATCTTATGGTACGCGCAAGGCAAATGGCGGGTGAAGGCGGCAGAATATACAACGCCAGCAATAT